CTATTCAGAACGAATGAGAAGGTGATCATTGACTTCAACCCTTCGGAGGAATTTCATTGGATCTATGATCAGGTGCTACCTAGAAAGGATGTAGAGTTCTACCAAACTACTTACAAGGATAACCCATTTTTAGGGGCTGAGATCAAAGCAGAAATTGAAAGGCTCAAGGATATAGATGAAAACTATTGGAGGGTCTACGGCTTAGGAGAAAGGGGGCAGAGTAGATCCTTGGTATATACCTTCAGTACTACCAAGCATATCCCGAAGGAAGCAAAGCTAGTAGCCTATGGTTTGGACTTTGGATTCTCTAATGATCCTACGGCATTGGTAAGGACTTACATCCTAGAGGATTCTATGTATGTAGATGAATTGATCTACAGGACAGGAATGACCAACCAAGATATAGCAAAGGAGATGCAAAGCATGGGACTAGAAAAGCAGAATGAAATCTTTGCGGATTCAGCAGAACCTAAAAGCATTGAAGAAATCTATCGGATGGGATGGAATGTGAAGCCTGTGGTCAAGGGGGCTATCAATCTAGGGATAGACATCATCAGGAGATACAACCTTTATGCAACGGAAGGAAGTTATAACCTGATCAAGGAACTGCGAAACTACAAGTATATAGAAGATAAAAATGGGCAGATGACCAATAAGCCTGTAGATAATTTCAATCACGCACTAGATGCACTTAGGTATTCCGTGGTCAATAAGATCTCGAATAGTCACCTAGGGAAGTACTCCTTCAGATAAATACATCAAACCTTAAAAATATATTTCTAATCATGTGGGATAAACTTACAGTAGGGCAGTTCATCAGCCTGTACGATATCGAAACAAACGCAAATCTGAACATCATTGAGAAGCAGCAGAAGATGCTTGCTATCGTGGAGGGTAAAAGTGAGGAACACTATGATACCTACAAGTATCGAGATCTCATGCATGACTACGCTGAGAAGTTGGATTTCTTCAATAATATCCCACAGACCAAACCTGTAGACTATTTGCAGGTAGGGGATAATAAGTACAAGTTCTGCTATGAACTAAACGAGATCACGGCAGGTCAGTACATTGACATTCTTGCTTTTAGCGGTGAAATCATGCAACTAAACAAAATAGCTGCCTGCTTCTTTCTACCAATGAAAGGAAAGAGATATCAAGGCTATGGGGTAGTTCCTCACGATGTGGTGGCGGATGATTTGCTAGGGGCAAAATTTATAGAAGTATATAGTTGCATGCTTTTTTTTTGTCAATTATTCAGCGAATTAATAAGCAGTACCATAACCTTCTCAATGGAGAATCAAAAGATGGCGGAGAAGGTAGTGGATTTATGGAAAGGTGGGGCTGGGTATTTAGCACTAAGCAAGTAGCCGATTTTCAGAACATCAAAGTTAATGATGCCTATGATATGAGGGTAGTGGAGTACTTGAATACCCTAGCATATTTGAAGGATTACAATAAGGATAAAGAAGCACAATACAAAAAATGGCAGTTGCAACAAAGGCTCAAGTAGCGAATATAACGATAGGAGGAAACACCCTTTCAGGGAATCAATATGTCTTGAAGTTTGAAGAAATTCTACTTCAAAATATTGAGAGTGCTTTGCTTCGACTTGGTTACAACTTAGCAGACAAACTTGAGGCCAATGCGCCTATGGATTCAGGTAGGATGAAGGCATCCTTTGGAGAACCTAAAATCATTGAAACAAAAACAGGGTATAGAGTAGAGATTCCAACAGGTGCGGAATATTATGACTACATAGATAAAGGGGTGAGGGGTGTTCAGCATGATATTAAAAATAAGAAGGTCTACCCAAATGCAAAGGGGGAATTCTACCAATTTGAAACCTACTTCATGCCATTAAAAGCCTTGCAACAATTGGAAGGATGGATGAAGAGAAAGAATATAGAAGCCGATGCTAGGAATATGAGGATAAGAGCAGGGGATGAAACATTAAAGGGTAGAAGAATCCTTCCACAAATTTCAAGTAGTGCTAAAAGAATGGCATACTATATAAAAAAATATGGAATTGCAGGTACAAACTTTGTGAAAAAATCAGTAGATGAAGCAGCACCTCAGTTCAAAGTTGACATTCAAAGTATAGGAATAGATTCAATCGTTTTAAGAATAAGCAAATGATAACCTTAGTCCAACCTACCAACAGTATTCTGCCTGCATTCAATCGCATTAACTACACGATCAGCAGCGACAATGCAAACCTATCTGGGTTTAAATATGTGGTTAAAGTATATAATACTGCAAACGAATTAATCACTCAGGCTTTCTATGACTCCCCAGCTAACCCTGCGGATTCAGTAGAATTTGATGTGAGCAAATTTGTATCTGTAAACTTTACCTACTCAGGCGGATTCTATCAGGTAGCAACTTCAGCAAGCAACACTAACGTAATCAAAGGCTACTACCTTAAGTGCTATGAATACTACGAAGTTGCAGGGGTCTTTCAGATCGTCTCGGCTTCTGAGGTGGTGAGTGCTACCAAGTATGCCTTAGCTGCTTCTTTGCCTTTGCTAGAAGAAAATAGTTTTGCTTCGGATCTAAGCAAATACAATGGGGTGAGCAACACAACTTACCTACCACTAACCGAATGGACTACGATCAAGGCTAGGGAAACAGATGCGACCATCTTCGGTTTTATAAATACAGGGCTTCTTACTAACTGCGAACTGCTAGTCACCTATGCAAACGCAACAACTCAAACCTATTTCATTACTCCTTCAGCCGTTGCGACTCCAAGTGTGACCTACATTCAGATCACACCTTTGACATATAACAGCGGAACAGGAATAGACAATATTCAGGTTTTTGCAAATTGGAATAACGGATCAGCAAGGCGGGCAAAGTTCGCTACAATCTTCATTCAGGCCTGCGGTAAATTTGACCCGATGCGCTTGGCTTACCTAAACAAGTACGGGGTTTATGACTTCTTTAATTTTGACCTAGTAAGCAAGACTACCTTTGATGTAGAAAAGAAAGGATACGAGCGCAACTACTCAGGCAGCATCTATGAAGCCGATGGGATAAGGGTTAAAAACATCAACCCGATATACTACACAAAAGAGACTCAAAAGTGGAAGATCATAAGTGACTATTTAACGGATAGCCAAGCCGAGATTCTTAGGGAGTTGTATTCTTCACCTTTGGTTTACATGAATTTGGTGAATGATAATTACATCACCCCTTCATGGATACCTGCCAAGCCTACAGCGACCACCTACGAGGTTAAAAAGACTGCGGTGGATAAAGTATTCAACATAGAAATGGAACTCGAATTTCAGCTTATAAACAATCGACAAGTAATATGAGCGCAAGACTATTTGTAGAAGGATACGAGGCAGACACCCTTGGTGATATTGATGTTGAATTCACCTTTTCGGTTGCAGATATAAGCGACATCGAAAGAAGGAACACTAGCTTTTCAAAGACTTTAACCCTACCAAGCACCTCAAGAAATCAGCAGCTATTCGGGAACATCTTTGACATCTCTGTGGCAAATGATATCATCGTAGGTGCTAACATCTTGTCGAACTTCAACCCAGCAAAGCAGGCGCAGGCGCAGATCTTCCTAGATAATGTAAAGATCTTTGACGGGGTTTTAAGGATGTCTAAGATAGTCAATAGGGAAGGGGATATTACCTATGAGGTTAATATGTTTGGCAGGCTGAGGGACATACTAGATGCCTTGGGTGACAAGACCTTGGCAGACCTAAACTTTGATGCTTATGACCACACCTACAATCAAGCCAATATAGAGGCAAGTTGGGCACGGACTGAATGGGTATCGGGTGCGCAGAACTATGTCTACCCTTTGGTGGATTACGGATACAGCACAGACAATGGGATTACATACCCTTTAAAGAACTTTAAGCCTGCTGTATTTATTACCGAAATCCTAAAGCGAATGTTTTCGGAGGCAGGTTTTACGATCACAGCACCGATCTTTGAATCTTTATTTTTTAAAAGGTTAATTTTGTTAACTGCTGAAAAGAACATCACTAGGGAAGTTCTTAATTTGCTAGATCAGAGAACAAACCTGCTTACTCAGAATGTAACCTCCACACCTAGCTTCTCACAACTCCTAGTTTTTAACAGCGTATCCGCTCCTAGCTTTACGATTAACGGGGCAGGGAATAGATTTACATACAATAAAACTCAGGCTTTGAATACAGGCTTGAATTTTAATGTTTCGCTCAGTTTTACTTCTTTGGCAACTTTCACAAAGAACCTTTGGACTGTTTCGATTTTAAAAAATGGCACACAAATTTTGTCGGAAAGTGAGACAGTAACCATAGTTCCACTAGGTGGAACTTACACCTACAACATTGAAATATCAGGCGGAGTCACTCTTGCACTAAATGACTATTTCGAAGTAAGATTAACAGGCGCAGCTATAGGTGGCGCAGGTTATAATGCGAACATTCAGAACACATTAACAGTAGCACCTAGTGGCCCTTTCAAGATTGGTAGCACGATCCCTGTGGCGGTTGATGTGGTGGAGGGTGACACGATGAAAATCGAGTACACGATGCCTAAGTCTATGAAGCAGCGGGACTTTCTAAAGTCTATTATATCGATGTACAATTTGTATATCACTCAAGATAAGCTGCAAACAAACGTGCTAGAGATAATCCCTTACAATGAGTTCTTCAAAACGTTTAAAGATGAGGCACTTGATTGGAGCGATAAGCTAGATGTTTCCCAAGAAATAGTTATAACCCCTTTGAGTGAATTGAGTGCTAAGGAATATAGACTAATGTTTGACGATGATTCCGATTATTGGAGTCAAAGTTATAAGACTAAATTCAATGAAGGCTATGGGGAGAAACGGGAAGTAATTCAGAATGATTTTGTAACAGAAACCAAATCAGTAAAAGTAGTTTTTGCTCCCCCTGTTATGAGAGAAGAAGTAGCAGGTAGGGTAATGGTTCACCTTTACAAAGTTGAAAACAATGTGAAGATTCCAGATAACTTTAAACCTAGAATAGTCTTCTTTTCACCTCAAACTCCATGCCCTACAACTTGGAATATTCAGTATGCAGCAGGCTCAGTGACTTATAATGCTTACCCTTATGCAGGTCATGTGAATAGCTTGACAGATCCGGCTTTTGATCAGCTATTTAGATACCCTAACGAAGTCTATTTTTCGATAGGTGCATATCCAGAGAATTCAAATTTGTATACGGAGTACTACGATAACCTAATTAGTTCAATAGGTGACAGGAACAGCAGACTTCTAGAGGGTTATTTCTATTTGACACCAACGGATATTTCAAACTTGGATTTTAGGACAATCATAAAAGTAGGCAATCACTTCTTTCAGTTGCAGAAGGTGGATAAGTACAATCCAATCGCAAACGGGTTAAGCTATGTTTCACTATTCAAGATTTTAGGGGAACTTGAGCCACAGGATTATGACTACATCCTTCTGGAGAATGACTTCTATATGTTACAGGAAAACGGGGTAAACAAGTTTTATATTTAAAATCATGGCAGATAAAAGGATAAGTCAATTAACAGATCGTGGCACAGTTGCAAATAGCGATGTAGTTCCTATAGTGGTAAGCGGTGCAGTAACAACTAACAAGGCAACCATCTCAAGCATCCAAACCTTCATGCAGGGTAACCTTGATCTAGGGGTGACTTCTGTAGGTATCACCTTTGGAACTTCTGGAACTGACATAAATGCAAGCGGTTCACCCGTCACTAGTTCGGGTAATATCACTATCAATCTTCCTACTGCATCGGCTACCAATAGAGGTGCTTTGTCTGCTGCTGATTGGTCAACCTTTAATTCGAAGCAGGGAGCAATTACCTTAACCACTACAGGAACAAGCGGTGTATCTACCTTGGTAGGTAATACCTTAAACATTCCTAACTATACTACAGATTTAAGTGGGTATGTAACCTTAGGAACTGCTCAAACTATCACGGCACAGAAGACCTTCACTACTAGTGGAAGTTCGGATACGATGATTATATCACACGGAAGCGGTTCAGGTTTTGCTTTGGATGTAATCAAGGCAGGTAGTGGTGAGGCTATCCGAGTTCAAAAGACTAGCGGAAGTGGTAATGCTATGACTATTTCGGGAGGTAATTTCGAAGCAGGGACAATCGTAAAAACAGGAGGAACATCTAGTCAATTTTTGAAGGCAGATGGTAGTGTAGATTCTTCTACCTACCTAACTACAGGAACTGCTGCATCTACTTATGTGCCTTACACAGGGGCAACTACTAGTGTAGATTTAGGGGATAATGTTTTGACTTCAGGAGGCTTAAATGTTGATTCTCTTGGGGGTTTTGGAGGGGCTTTAAATTTAAGACAAGCTACTTCTTTCAGTCTATGGGGTGGAGCACCATACACTTCAATTTATGCAACTACGGGAAATAACCTTAAAATTTATTTTTCTAATGATGGCAGAACCATCACCTTAAATGGTTCTTTAGTTTCAGCAGCATCACCAAGAACATTTACTTTTCCTGATGCTACAGGCACACTTGCTTTGACTACTGATCTAGGTGCATATCTTCCTTTGACAGGTGGAACTTTGACAGGTGCTTTGAACGGGACTAGTGCTACGTTTAGCGGTGTTGGAACATTTATAAACTCTTCATCGGGTGCAAGTACTACAGGTTTAGTGGTTAGAAATAGCGGTTCAACAGTTGTAGGTACTGAATCAAGATTGTTTCTTTCAACTGTTGGCGGTGATGATAGAGGGGCATATATTTCTTCAATCATTACAAGTTCATCAAATGACAATGCTCTAGTTTTTGCAACAAATTCAGCAGGCGCAGCACCAACTGAAAAACTTAGAATAGCCTCCACAGGCGCGGCTACCTTCTCAAGTAGCGTGACGGCGGGAAACAAACTCATAGTAACAAATTCATCCCCTGCTCAATTTGCAAGTTCATCACTTGAATTATTTTCATATAATGGAAGCAGTACATCCGTAGGGACTTCTTTATTTAGCACAAACAATGACTTTGTTTATGGAACTATAATCTCAAACCAAACAAACCTTTACGGAGTAAGGGCAGGAGGTATTAGAATTGCCACAGCCGTTGCTCCTATTGTTTTCTCAAATGGAAATGCAGATATCGATTTTGCAACCGAACGAATGCGCATCACTTCCACAGGCAACGTAGGCATAGGCACGGCTAGTCCTACAAGAAGGCTTCATGTAGAACAAGCAGCTAGTGGTTTTACTGAAGTTGCAAGATTGGCAAATACTTCAAATAATGCATCTGGAGATTTTGCATTTGTCTCTGTTCTTGGGTCAAATACTTCAAATACTAATAGCTACCATTATATAGCACTTACAGGAGCGGCAGATAAACTATATATTTACGGCAATGGTAACGTAGTAAACACCAATAATTCCTATGGAGCATTATCCGATATTAAAATCAAAGAGAATGTAGTAGAGGCTTCTGATAAGTTAGATGATTTAATGAAAGTCAAGGTCAGAAACTTCAACTATATAGGTGATGATAAAAAGCAAATAGGGGTAATTGCTCAAGAATTGGAAGAAATATTCCCTGCAATGATTGACGAATCCGAAGACTTCGAAGAGGTAGAAGTGCCTCAACTAGATAAAGAAGGAAACGAGGTACTAAATGAAGAAGGCGAAGTAGTAACTACCAAGCAAAGAGTAAGCAAAGGTACTACCACAAAGTCTGTGAAATACTCAGTATTTGTACCTATGTTAATTAAAGCAATTCAAGAACTTAAAGCAGAAATAGATTCACTTAAAAACCAAATCAAATGAAAATCACACTAACAGAAGACCAAATCAAAATGTTGGAAGCATGGGCGCAAGAGTTGCCCACCAAGTACGGGATGTCCTTCATCCAATTCCTAGCACAGCAAGTGCAGGAGCAGAACCCGAAGGAAGAAGCAGAAGCAGAGTAGTAAACAAATGGGGAATCGATTGATTCCCCTAACCTTTAAAATACCTATCCAATGGCTGAAGAAAATAAAATCATTTTAGATGCAGATGTCAAACCCCTCAAGAAACAATTAAGGGAGGCGACTCAAGAACTACAAGTAGCACGGCAGAGATACGGGGAATTCTCCGATGAAGCGACAAATGCTGCACAAAAAGTAGCTGCCATCCGTGATTCTATTGAGGATGCAAATGAGGCTTCTCAGCTATTCGATCCAGGGAAAAGGTTTCAGGCATTAACTACGGCAGCAAGTACGGCAGCAGGAGGTATAGCAGCGGTACAGGGTGCTATGGCTTTGTTCGGTAATGAATCCGAAGATGTAGAAAAGGCACTCCTAAAAGTTCAGTCTGCAATGGCACTTTCTCAGGGGCTTTCACAATTGAAAGACATTGGAAAAGTAGGTGAGCAGTTGAAGATCTCATTTAAGGGATTGACGGCAGGAGCAAACGGATTCAAGAAGGCTTTGATCTCTACGGGTATTGGTGCTTTGGTAGTTGCTGTGGGTCTATTGGTAGCCTATTGGGAGGATATCATGGCCTTGGTAGGTGGTGTATCCAAAGAACAAAACAAACTCAATGAAGCTACCCAAAAAGACCTAGTAGCAAATCAGGAAAAACTTGAGGCTATTGATGGGCAATCAAACCAATTAAAGCTACAAGGAAAAACCGAGCAAGAAATCCTTCAGCTAAAAATAGCCCAAACGGATGAAGCTATTAAATCAGCAGAGATCAACCTACAAAATGCAGAGGCTACTAAACAGGCACAGGTAGAAGCAGCACAAAGAAATAAAGATATCCTTTCAGGGCTTTTGAATTTTGTGTCTTTTCCTTTGACTGCAATACTAGGAAGCATTGACTTGATCAGTGCAGGCTTAGTTCAGTTAGGTGTACTAGAAGAAGCTACAAATCTAAGAGAAGAATCCTTTGACTACTTGGCTTCTTTCGTATTTGATCCTGAAGCAGTAGGTGAAGCAGGTGATGCTACGATCAAAGAGGCACAGGGTCAACTCAATAGATTGAAGGAACAAAGAGCAGGCTATGAATTGTCTATACAGGATAGCCAAAAGGCAGCAAATGAAAAGGCTTCTGCTGAACAGGAAAAGCAGAACCAAAAAGAACTAGAAGCACTTGCTATTCTTGAAGAGGCTAAAAACAAGATGCTATCTGAACAGAAGCAGGAAGAAATAGCAATTGAAAATAACTATCAGGAAAAGCTAAAGAAACTTAAAGAAGCAGGTAAGGAAGATGATGGTAGTCTACTAGCATTAAAGAATAAAGAACTTGATGCTGTACAGGAAAAATATAGAAAACAAGAAGCAGAAAAAAATGCTGAGTTTCTAAAGGCTCAAAATGATATCAGAACTGCTATTAGGCTAGAAGGTATCAAAGATGAAAACGAAAAAGCAAGAGAGCAGATTCTAATAGAATTTGAAAAGCAAAGACAGGAAACTCTTGATAATGAAAAATTGACTCAAGAGCAAAAGACATCCCTACTACTTGATCTAAAGAATCAAGAAGATCAGCAACTCAAAGCACTTCAGGACAGCATTGATCTAGCAAACTCAGAAAGGGCTTTAGCGGAATTAGATGCTGAGATGAAGCAGGCGGAACTTAGCTTCCAGATTCAAAAAGATCTAATAGATCAAAAGGATAAATTGATTCAGGAGCAGTACACAAAAGGTCTAATAACTGAAGCACAATTCACGGAAGGTGTAAAGGCAAATGCACAAGCAAGAATAGATATTGATAAGGCAGAAGTAGATGCCAAAATGGAAAATGCTGCTAAGATATCAGGTCTTCTAGGTGGGCTTTCTGATCTAGTAGGAAAAGAATCAGCAGCAGGTAAAGCCTTTGCTGTGGCTCAAGCAACTATTGACACCTATCTATCTGCACAAAAAGCCTATCAGTCTATGGTCGGTATTCCTGTGGCAGGCCCTGCTTTGGCAGCGGTGGCAGCAGGTGTAGCAATTGCAGGAGGTATCAAGAACATTAGAGAAATCACAAAAGTAAAAGTACCTGGAGGTGCAGGAGGAGTATCTGCTCCTTCAATTACAGCATCAGCCCCTGCTGTGACATCAGCAGTTCCAACTTTGGGAACTAGCCCTGTGACAGCACTAGGAAGTATGATGCAGAATCAGCCTCCACTTAGGGCTTATGTAGTAGAAAGCGAAGTGACAGGATCTCAGAAGCGGGTAGCAGATATTGAACGCAGGGCAGGATTTTAATACTTACAGATATGGAAAAGAAACTACCACTTTATGAAATGATGATCGGGGATACTATTGAAGGTGAAGAAGAAGTAGACTTCATAGCCTTAGTAGAATACCCTGCTATTCAGAAAAACTTCCTAGCCTTTTCTCAGCAATTTGTAGAACCTACCCAAGGTGAAAGCAAAGAAGACTTTCTTCCTAGATGCATTGAATATGTAATCAATGAAGGTAAAGAATCAGATCAGGCAGTAGCTATTTGCTCCAATCTATGGGAAGGTAGATTTCAAGAAGATCC